GTGTCCGGGTTGTGGTGGAAATGATCGTTTTCATGTGTGGCCGGAGCAAAACGATGGGCAGGGATCCTGGTGGTGCCGGCAGTGCGGAAAAGGCGGTGATGCCATTCAATTTTTACGGGATTTTTCTGGCATGAGTTATCCGGAGGCCTGTCGGGCGCTCGATGTTGATCTGCCGGTAAAAGAGCAGTTCCGGACTCCGCGCGTAAAAGCGAAGCAAAGGGGGGAGGCGGCGGGCTGGCAGGCGGCCGGCGGCGCTGATACGGCCGAGATGTGGCGCGAAAAGGCGGATAAGCTGGTAGGCTGGGCCTCCGGGCAGCTGCTGGAAAATAAAACCGAAATGCGGCGGCTGCTCGAGCGCGGCATCACCAAAAAAATGGCGATCGCGCATCAGCTCGGCTGGATCCCGGAGGATATGTGGCGCCACCGCCAGTCCTGGGGCCTGGCCGAGGAGCTGAAAAAAGACGGCAAGGCCAAGCGGTTGTGGATACCGGCCGGGCTGGTGATCCCGATGATTAAAAACGAGCACGCGGTCCGGATACGGATCCGCCGGCCGGCGGGCGAGCCGCGCTATTATGCCCTGACAGGATCTAATATGGATTGCCTGGTATTGAGTGAAAACGAAAAAGACCGGCTGGCGCTGGTGGTTGAATCCGAGCTGGATGCGGTTTTACTGGTGCGCTTTGTGGCCGATATGGCAGTGGTCATCGCCCTGGGCAACAGCTCGCGCAAGCCGGATCCGGCGGCAGCCGACAAGCTGGCCGCAGCCGACTTGATTCTGTTGGCGGTGGACTACGATGCCGGCGGCAACAACCAGGTGGCCTGGTGGCGGGAGCACTTTACCCGCACCAAGCACTGGCCGGTGCCGGACGGCAAGGACCCGGGCGATGCCTTTAAGGCCGGCATCGATCTGCGGGCATGGGTGGTGGCCGGATGTCCGCGGGGCTGGCTGACATCGCCCTCACTACTGGGCGTGCATCCGGATCCGCCGCCGGCAGCCGAGGCCGATGAGTTCCCCGCGCCCATGGGGAAGGCGGCAGCGGTACCGCCGGGCGTTTTAAAACTGGCCGAATTGCTCAAAAATACGCCGGTGGTGATCGAAAACACGGAAAAGCGCACCAGTATCCGGGCACCGCAGCGCTGGTCAGAGCGCAACTGGGAGCAGTCAAAGCAGATAAGTGAGCTGGTGTATTTTGATCCGGAGGTGTTTGACTGGATCGTAAACCATCCGGATGAGAAGATATTGGCGGATAATCTGATAAAAACAGTAAATATTTGAAATTATAGGGGAAAATATAGGCCCTGAGAGGCTCAAATTTGAACAATCTCGGGGTGGTTAAGGGGTAAGTATGGGTTTTTTAAGGTAAATTATAGGAGAATCTATGGATAAGTCTGAAAATAATAATAAATATTCTAAATTTTTAAACAAAAAAACACATTTAAATTATAATTGCGGGTTTGAACCTGATTTTATTCCGTCTTATCTATTCGACTTCCAAAAAGAATTGGTAGCATGGTCCTGCAATATGGGGCGCTCTGCTATGTTTGCCGATTGCGGACTTGGAAAAACATTAATGCAACTTGTTTGGTCGGAAAATGTTGTTAGAAAAACAAACAAGCCAGTCTTAATATTAACACCGCTTGCAGTTTCATATCAGACTGTAAAAGAGGGCGAACGATTTGGGATTGATTGCAAGAGATCAAATGACGGCTCAATAGAATCAAAAATTACGGTAACAAATTATGAGCGTTTGCATTATTTTGACAAAACGCAATTTGCGGCGGTTGTTTGTGACGAGTCTGGAATTTTAAAGCATTTTTCCGGCGCAACACAAAAAGCGGTAACTGACTTTATGAAAAAAATACCTTATAGGCTTTTAGGGACTGCAACCGCCGCACCAAATGATTATATCGAACTCGGGACCGCGTCTGAAGCAATGGGGATTATGGGGTATATGGATATGCTCAATCGGTTTTTTAAAAATAACAATAACACAAGCGACCGGGGGCGTGGGTTTGCGGTTGGTGGGGTTGTGCAACAGTGGAGGTTTAAGCAACACGCCGAGCAAAATTTCTGGAAATGGGTTTGCTCCTGGGCGCGGGCGGTAAGAAGGCCTTCGGATTTAGGATATGACGATAAAAATTTTGTCTTACCGGAATTAATCGAAACCGAAACGATCATAGATGTATCGAGACCGCTTCCGGGCAAATTGTTTGTCGAACCGGCAAGAAACTTAAAAGAACAAAGAGACGAACGGCGAATGACGATAACCGAAAGATGCGAGGCGGTTGCGGAAAAAGTTAATTGTCATAAAGTTTCCGTCGTTTGGTGCCACTTGAACGACGAAGGCGACTTACTTGAAAAGATTATACCGGGGGCGGTACAGGTTTCGGGGTCCGACAAGGAAGAAAAAAAAGAGGACACTTTTATAAATTTTATAAACGGTAAAATAAGAGTTTTAATAACAAAACCAAAAATAGCGGGGTTTGGATTAAACTTACAACACTGTTCACATATGACGACTTTTCCGTCGCATTCATGGGAGCAATATTATCAAAGTACAAGACGCTTATGGCGCTTTGGTCAGAAAAAACCAGTCACGGTTGACATTATAACAACAGCTGGCGAATCTGCGGTATTAAAGAATTTACAGCGGAAAGCAAAGTTAGCGGATGTAATGTTTGAAAACCTTGTCGAATATATGAATAGTTCTCAAAAGATAAATACCGACAATAATTTTGGCAAAAAAACGGAGGTACCTAAATGGTTATAAACCAAGACATAAAAAAAGAATACGCAATTTATAATGGGGATTGTATTGACGTAATGGAATCTTTTCCAGAAGACAAAATACATATTTCAGTTTATTCGCCGCCGTTTGGCGGGCTGTACTATTATTCGTCTTCGGAGCGTGATCTTTCAAATTGTAAAGATTACAGCGAATTTTTTGAACACTATGAATATGTCGTTAAGGAAATTTTTAGGTTGACCATGCCAGGGAGGGTTACTTGCGTACACTGTATGGATATTCCAAGTGGAAATTCAGGGGTTGATACGCTTATTGACTTTCCGGGCGATATTATCAGGATGCACGGAAAAATAGGTTTTAAGTATATTGCGCGTTATTCGGTATGGAAAGAACCGTTAGGGGTTCGCAATAGGACAATGGCAAAAAATCTCGCCCATAAAACAATCGTTACCGACTCGTCTTTATGCTCGGTTGCGTCGGCAGATTATCTACTTGTTTTTAGAAAAAAGGGGGATAATCCTGTTAAAATTGCTCACCCTGTTGGGTTAACATCTTATGCTGGTGAAAGAGAAATACCGCACGAACTATATAAATATAGGGGATGGAAAGGAAACCAGATAGAAAACCGCTTTTCTCATTGGATTTGGCGGCAATATGCTTCTGCTTTTTGGGACGATGTTAGAATCAAAAGGGTACTTCCATACAAAGAATCAAAAACCGAAGAAGATGAAAAACATATCCACCCGTTACAGTTGGACGTTATTGAACGATGCGTCGTCCTATGGTCGAATCCGGGTGAGGTTTTATGGACCCCGTTTATGGGGGTTGGGTCAGAGGTTTATGGGGCTGTTGTTAATGATAGAAAGGGCATCGGAGCCGAACTGAAATCATCATATTACCGTCAGGCTGTTAAAAATGTCGCCGAGGCTTTAAAAGATAAACCAAAACAGGTAGGGCTTTTTAATTGAAAATATATCTGGCAATTCCATACACAGGAAACGAAAAAGATAGCTTTGAGTTCGCCAATAAAACTGCGGGCGAGCTTATATCGCAAGGCCATATAGTTTTTAGTCCCATAAGTCATACTCACCCGATAGCGGTTTGTTGCGGTTTGCCTAAGGATTGGGAATTTTGGCGAAAATTCGATGAAGCATTTATCGCATGGGCTGACGAATTGTGGATAGCTAATTTTGGCGATTGGCGTAAATCAACAGGGGTTAAGTCTGAGATCGAAATTGCAGAACGATTAAATAAACCAGTTTATTATATTATTTAAAAAATGTGCTCAATTTTTCCGTGATATTTGCGATAAAAAAATATGGTTGATGGGTAAGTGTGGGGTTTTTAATGACATTTTTAAACAATAAGACAAAAATATGCAAACATTTTTAAATATACTCCCGATTATCATAATGGTCGAGTGTTTGGCGGCCGCAGTGCCGCATTTCATATATAGAAATTGGGGCAGTGCCCTCTACTGGCTGTCGGCCGGTGTGCTCAATTTTTCCGTGATATTTGCGATAAAAAAATATGGTTGATGGGTAAGTGTGGGGTTTTTAATGACATTTTTAAACAAAAAAAAGGAGGCTAAAGTGAAATTTACAATTGATATTAATATGGACGATTTGCCAGACGAAGTTTATTTTCATGCTTTAGACAATGTCGTTCCTGGAGTTGATCTGTTTTTAGGGGCCTCATCGGATAAGTGGCCGTGTATTTATTTAACATACGGTTCTTATACTAAACTATTTAGAATACTTGATCTTGTCAGAGATGGAATTGAAATGAATATGGATGTTTGCAATTTAGAAGAACTGGAAGACGCGGAAACTATTTTCTCGGCCATGAATAACGATTTTAGTGAAGCGTTGATCTGTATCAATGAAGCATCAAAAAAAATCAAGTCAATGCGGTCTGAATTATAACGGAGCTGTTTAATTAAATGCCAGATATAAACAAAGACGATTCTGATCGCCAGGCGCTGGAATTGGCGAGGGATACGGCGCGGGAGAAGATGACCGCGGGACCGACGCCGGCGAGTATTGCGGCTTTTGAGGCGGCGCGGGCGGCACTGGAGAAGTTTTCGGCGGCCGGTGAAGAAAAGCCGGTGGTTTATGGCAACCGGGTGGAGGCGCTGCGGGCGCTGCAGGTTGACGGGTATAAGATTAAAAAAAGCAAGTTTTATGCGGACTGCAAGGTGGGGTTGTGCCAGCTGGGGGCTGATGGGTCGGTGACTGAGGCCGAGATAAATCGCTACGTGCGGCGGGTGGGGCTGCAACGGCTGGCCGAAAAGTCTGCGGATCCGGCCACCAATATGCTGGCCCGCAAAAACGAGAAGGAAGTCGAGCGCCTCGAGGAGCAGATATCCAAGCTGCGGCGCGAGCGGGAGATCATCGAGGGCCGTTACCTGGAGCGGGATGTGGTGGAGATGGAGCTGGCCGGCAAGTGCGCCGTGCTCGAGGCCGGCCTGCGGCACCTGTTTCACACGCGCATGGTGGATTGGATCGAGGCGGCCGCCGCACACGGGCTGCCGGCGGCGCTGGATACGGCCCAGCAGGATCTGAATGCGCAGTTTAACGAGTTTGCCAGTTTGGATGATTTTGAGGTTTTGATAGGTAAATAGACCCGCAGCTACGCTTCCGTGGACAGGAAAAGCCGATCCCCTTCACGGTTAAACTAATTCGGCGCATATAGGAGGTAAAACCCTATGGCAGACACGACAAAAGAAAAACTGACCAAGGCGATTGAAGTCCTTGCGGACAAAATCACTCGTGACATCAAGGCAGATGATGCTCTGAAATTCACCCAGGCCGCACAAAATGCAGCCAACACAATCGGCGCTATTAGGAACGCAAAATAGCATAACCACGGCATCAGGGGTGCAAATAACCGCACCCCTGACCAGGCAACCGCTATCAACGCAGTTGTAAGCACTACGGAGGTATAAATGGGATTTAATAATTTATCAGATGCGGAAGCCGAAAGGCTTGCCTTTTTGCTCGAAGAATTGGGTGAAACTCAGCAGGCCATCGGTAAAATATTACGGCATGGCTATGAGAATTATCATCCTGATTTCCCAGGCATAACCAACAGAAAGGACCTTTGTCGAGAGATAGGTGACGTATGCGCCGCAATTCAAATGATGATGGTTGTGAAAGATATAGAGGCAACAACAGTCCGACATTTTAAGGCTCTTAAACTGGAAAAAGTTAAGGAATATTTACATCATCAATAACACTCGTAATTACAGGCACTACGTATGAAAAAAATTGATAAATTAATAGGTGAATCAAGGGCAGCCCAGGTGCTGGGCATCCTGATTATAATTGGGGTGATTTGTTTTT